ATCACGGGCCTGATCGTGATGTACGCCAACCAGAAGGCGATGAGCGAGCGGATGGACGGCTTCGAGCGCCGAATCTCGAACATCGAGCACAAACTGTGGCCATGACGCGCATTGGTTCTAATCAGGAGTCCCCGGATGAGTCGATCACGGCTCACCCCAGCTCTCATGTCAATGTCAATCGGTTCACGCTGCCGAAAGATCCGTGGCAGTTGGGAACTGCCATCCTTTTGGCGCTGTCGATTCTCGTCAATGTTACTCTCTACATGCAGCTTCGTCATACGGAGCAGACGGTTGATCTGGACCGGTACGACGACAACACGTTCATCAACGGGCGGTTCGCTGATCTTGCGGCGCAAGTGAAGGCGGACCACGATCTCATCCAAGCTTATGGCCTGCAAAAGGCAGTGAAGGAGAAGTGACATGAGTGGCGGCGGACATATCATCATTCGAGATGCGATCAAACAGGCATTGAGCAATCCTGTGGTGCACGGGGCATTGCCAGCCGACACGCGAGCTGAGGTTGATCCCATCCTCGCCAAGGATACGAGCGCGTGGACCGAGAATGAGGACTGCCTCGCGTTTGCGGCCTTCCACTGGGCGCATGCGCACTGCTGACATGACCGGTACCGAAGTTGCTTTGGTGATCACCTCGTGTGGCACGCTGCTCACGGCCATCGGCCAGATGTACAACGTGTTCAATATCCGGCGACTGGAGAAGAACACGAATTCTATCTCCACGCGCAATGAGGCGATTGCCAAGCAACTCGGCATCACTGAGGGGAAGGCGAGCGAGAAGGCGAATCCGTCATGAGCTGGTGGGAGGCGATCAAGGAGCTGTGGCGCGATGCGCGGGGCAAAACCGAAGAGCCCAAACCCTGGTTACCACCGCATTCCTGGCCGCACGACAAACCTTTGCCGCCGCCACCTGAGAAGAAGAAATGAGCGAAACGCTTGGGGAGAGACAACGTCGATTCCTCCCGCTCGTCGCCAAACTGATCGACTTCGCCTATGCGCAAGGATTCGAGCTGACCGCCGGCGAGCTCTATCGTACGCCCGAACAGGCGGCGCTGAACGCAAAGAGCGGGGCGGGCATCGGGCATAGCTTGCACACACAGCGCCTGGCGGTCGATCTGCAGCTATTCAAGGACGGTGTATATCTCACCCAGACAGACGCGTATAAGTCATTGGGGGAGTTCTGGGAGGGCCTTGATCCGGATGCGGCTTGGGGCGGTCGATTCACGCGCGCGGACGGTAATCACTTCAGCCTCAGCTTTGGCGGGGTCAAATGAACATCGGCGAAAAAGCTCTGCAGGTCCTGCGCACGGTCGCTCCCACGGTCGCTCTGGCGGTCGGAGGGCCGTTCGGGCCGTTGGCCAGTGCTGCGCTCTCGGCGGTCCTCGGGACGCCCACAGGGGACGACAAGGCCGCGGAGGCCGCCTTGCTCGGCGCCACCCCGGATCAGCTGCTGGCGCTCAAGAAGGCCGATCAGGACTTCGAGCTGCAGCTAGAGAAGCTGGGCATCGAAAAGGACAAGCTGGTCTTTGATGATATCGCCAATGCTCGAGCGCGTGAGATCGCGGTCAAGGACTCGACGCCGAAGTATATGGCCTATCTGATCACGGTGGGCTTCTTCGGGGTGCTGGGGTATCTGGTGGTGGAGGGGAAGCCCGTCAGCGGCGGGGACGTCATGCTCGTGATGGTCGGTTCACTGGGTACGGCCTGGACGGGCATCGTTGCCTACTATTTTGGGTCCTCAGCCGGTAGCGCAGCCAAGACTGACGCGTTGAATACCATTGCTGTCAAAAAGTAGGTGCAACCATGATCGGACTTATCCTGCTCGTTGCCGCTTTCGTGCTGTTCGTCCTGGCAGCGCTGAACGTGCCATCCCCCAGGGTTTCACTGGGCTGGGCGGGTCTTGCCTGCGTGGCGGCTTATTGGATCTTTGTAGGCCATCCAATCAGCTAGCGCCTCGCGTGCATTCCCTTCAGGACACATTCATTGCCTCGCAGCAAAAATAGTTCAGCGGTTTTGAGCGCTTCGCAGACACTTACTCTATAGGAGCGCAGGGATGCTCATCCTGGCGGGTGTATTGATTCGCTGTCCGGGGTAGAGTTGTGGGCATATAGACATGTTTCAGGTCTCCACTCGTTTGCCATCAACGACTGCGCCTTCTCATTATCCCACCACAGACGATAGACCCAAACTCCGAACTCATTCTGGCGCCGGTCCCTCACTGTCGCCAAATAACCACCCCACCATGAGTCCATGGGAGCCCAATAGATCTCCGGGATGATCGCCACAAAGACCTTATCGCCTTGGTTGAATTTCGCTTCTGTGTTATTCATCTGTGAAGCCCTATGGAGCATCGCTTCCGCTATACGATGGTCTCTTTGATGTGAGCAGCCAGAATTGCTTCGATCCGCTCCAATCGAGCCAATATTTGCGCGAGCGCGGCGTCTGAAGGCTTATCAGATGCGATGCCCGTCTGAGTCAAAACTCCATGCAGGTGGTTCTGCATCATTCGGTTGATCGCCCATTTGTCAGGGCAACAGACCGGACATGTGCAAGTGCCTTCGTGAACTTTGGTCATCGACTCTCTCCTCGACGCTTTGCTGTCGCTTCGTTCCAGATGCGATCATGTTCCAGACGCTCGCGCTTGATCGTCTCGTCGTCTTTGATGATCGCTTCGAGCGTAGCTATCGCCACTACCCGCGCAATCTGGAAGTCATTGCCGACGTCAACACGGCCATGGGCGATTGGATTAGGGTATCGCTGAAGCTTGAGCGCATCGTCGATATTGCGATTGTTCCGGTTGATACCGGCGATAGTGTCGTAATCCTTGCGGCGCCAAACATCCCACTCAGTTCCATCACCGTCCATATCCTGACACTCGACGACGTACTCGCCGCGATAGTGCCTGCACCACTCGCCGTCACGGGAATCGCGGTACTGCCACTTGACAGTGCTCATTTGACTTTGCCGTCCAACGTCTTCTCAAGTTCTGCTTCCCAATGCTGGATTGTCTGCGCGATTCGAGTCAAATATCCTCGCTCCGCTTCATTTCTCGGCAATAACCACTGCAGCGCAGACTGAAGGACTCTGAGACGCGCGAGGTTGCTGACATCGATGTAGTCTGCCTCAGTCATGAGCCACTCCGGTTCTCTTAGAACAAGCATGAGCCGGAATGGCCAGCTTCGCGTGTGCAACAACTCTGACCGCCAGGATAGGTAAGGTAGTTTGTGCAGTGGCGCACTTCCGATTTCAACGGTGGCCACGCATTCAGGGCCTTAAACTCGGCGCTGCAGGCGGGGCACTCGTGCTTACCATCGAGCCTCACCAGTTCCGTTGTCATGCCCACCCAGCCACAGCCACACTGGACTTTGTGAGCTGATACCGGTTCGTGCGCGGGTCCACCCATCATCCCCAGCAATTGCTCAGCCAGAAACCACTGCGGCGAGTCCTTCTGTACTACCTCGAGCACGTTTCGCAACGCCACGCTAACCAGAATTTCGCGCTTCTGCAGTCGATCGCGCTCCAATCCTACCGCCGTCAGATCATTGCGCAGCCGCGCGTTCTCCTTCAGGATCTCGTTCATCTGCCGCTGATACGCCTGCTGGTGATCAATCTCGCGCTGCTGTTCCTCGATGAACTGCGCCAGCGGATAGCGCTGGCCGTCAATCGATGGCGCGCTGGCGATTAGATCCAGCGCTTGCGCATATGACAGCCTTTGCGGATAGGGTTGGCCGTGGACAGGACAAGTCTGCTTTACGACCCCGTCTGGATCCAGCGGACAGGTGCACGTTTTTGTCATCCGCGTAACTCCAAGTAGAGCTTCTCAGCCTCGTCACTCAGTGCCTTGAGCGCTGGATCATGCTGTATCCGCGCTTTCTCAGTGAGATTGCGCATGAAGTTCTGCGCCTTCACCAATTTGCCGATGAGCACGCGTTTCTCCATTTCGAGTTGCTCAATCTGTTCGTCTTTGGTCATCCGGTGGACTCCGCTGAAATGACGATCGCCTGTCCTGCATGACTGACAGCCGCCTTAATTGCAGCGTCAAAGTGTGGCAGCTGAAATCCGATTTGGTAACGGCCGCCATTCGGATCGACGGCGAACACGTCGTATCCAACCCAAGTGCACAGAAATTCATATTTGTGCTTCATAGTTGCTCGCTTGAGTTAAACGCACGACGATACGGGCACTCATCCCCATGGTTTTCGGGGTCGATATCTTCACGCATCGACCATGTGCCGCAGTTGCAACATTCCTTACAGAATGACTCAAGGGTCGCCTTTATCCCAGAGAACAGCTTCCACAATTCGTTCATTGGGCACCGTCTGGTTGATCCGAATGCCTGCCAGTCCCCGCCCAGCTATCCCCTTGCGAGGATCGTTGCGGTCCTGGGCTGACGGACTGGCAGGACTTGCTCATAGTTGGTTATCGGCTCAAAGGTCCCGGTAGTCAGCAACCGCCGGTTTTAAATGCTTGCGGTAGTAAGCCAAGGTACACCCTGCTCGTTGCGCCTCGCGCCGATCGCGCGTTCTGTCCACATAGCCGTGTAACCAACCGGAAGCGGCTCGCAATTCCGGATCTGAATGCATTGCAAGGAAATCCGCAGCCTTTTTTAACAGGCTGTCCAACTGTTCTTTTGTGTACCTGCTCATTGGTTG